GCCGGATCGGAGCTGGCTGCGCCGTAGTAGGTGTCGCGGAACGACTTGAGCTGCGTCAGAGAGCTGGCGGCCGAGGTGGCCGAGTTGGTCGCTGAGGTGCTCGCCGCTGTCGCTGAGCCTGAAGCAGCCGTGGCGCTGCCTGCAGCCGCAGTGGCACTTGAGGCCGCATTGGTTGCCGAGGTGCCCGCAGCTGTCGCTGAGGTGCCCGCAGCGGTCGCGCTGTTGGCCGCGTTGTTGGCCTGCGTAGTCGCTATGGTGGCCTCGGTGGCCGCAGTACCCGCGCTATTGGAAGCGCTGGTAGCCGAGCCGGCCGCAGCGGTGGCCGAGTTGGCCGATGCAGTCGCAGAGTTGGCAGACGCTGTCGCAGAGTTGGCAGACGCTGTCGCAGAGTTGGCTGCAGCGGTAGCGCTTGCTGCTGCGTTGTTAGCGTCGGTATGCGCCGTTGCCTCGATGGCGTTGGTCGCCGCGACAGCCGCATCCATCACAGCCTGAAACTGCTGGATGGCTTGGCCTTCAGTGTTGAGGTAGTCGTAGACTGCGCCGTTTTCGTAGAAAGAGCTGGGAGCCTGCGAGGGCGTGGTGGACCCAGTGTTGTCGTTGGAGGTCACCACGCCAGTGTCGTAGGTCTCCCCGTCCGTGTAGAACGAGGAAGTAGTCATTACCAGTTGCCTTCCTCGTAGGTGTAGAAGCCATCGGTGTCGAAGTGCAGGGCAGGGGCCATCACCGCATCGGCGTTAAGCTCGTCGGCGTCGGCCTGATCCTGAAGTTGCTTGGTGATTTGCGTGTAGCGCTGCTCATAGGTCGGAGCGCGCTCGTCCACGAGGTAGTCACAGGCGAACGAGAGAGCCGCGTAGAGCACAGCGTCCCAGGCCACCTTGAGACATGTGTTGGTGTCCGTTGGGGCAACTACGGGAGCGAACTCCGCGTAGTAATAGATGAGCACCTGAGAGCCCGGAGGTGGCATAGGGCCCAAGACCCAGCTGCCGCCCTGGCGCGTGTAGACCTGCGGAGGGAGATTGGTTAGCTCTGACTTGCGGACGACTTGGGTCAGCGAAGTCTTGCGCAGCTCGTATTCGAGGATGCCGTCTCCATCGGCGTCCACCATGATGGCGATAAGCTCCAGCAGGTCCGAAGGGATCGCGAGCTTCTTGAAGGAGCCATCAGACGGGATGGTGTAGAGGATTTGCTTCTCCATGAAGGGAACGCGGAGTTCCCTCTGGAGCCGCATGATCGCTTGGTTGAGGAACGTGCTGACGAGTGCCGGGTTCTTGTTCACCACGTTGTTGTTCAGCAGGCCCATAAATTGGGTAGTGAGGTCGCCTAAGGTCACTTGTCAGTACGTCTTGTGTTAAATGCGTTTGTTGGTGAGGATGAACTTGTCGAGCGCGTAGCGATTGAGCATCGCAAGCGTCTCGCGCACGGGCGCGTTCATCACGTCGAAGCCGTAGTTGATCAGCAGGTCATCGACGACAGCTACCGGGATTGCGGCCACTTGGTAGAAGTCACCAGCGGGAGTGTTGACGCTGTCGACCTTCATGCGGGCCATCTCGGCCAGCCAGTCGTCAGGAATCTCCTGCTCATAGCCAATGGTCAGTGAGTTGTCGGTGCGGTCTTCGTGGAACGAGACCAAGGTGTCGAGGACGCGCGGCTCCTCGTAGAAAGTTTCAGCAGACATAAATTTCCAAAGGAAAAAAAGGGGCTCCACGTCCCCATACGGAAGAGATGGAGCCCCAATTGATTAGAGCAGTGACACGAACAGCTTCAGGGAGCCGTTGAAGGCCGCCGAGGCGTGCCCGTTACGTACCTTGAAGGTCAGCACGCCGGCCGCCACGGACACCGAGTGAACGATGGTAGGGAAGGTCGTGTTGGAGCCGTTGCCCACGGTGATCTGAGGAACGCTGTCTGGATAGACGTTGGCGTTCGTCAGCGTGAACGAGTAGTCGGCGCCCGCTGCGGTGGTGAGGGCCTCAGTGGTGATCGTGAGACCAGTGTGGTTGCTCGTGACAGCGCCAGCGGCCGAAGTGACCGCTGCGTTGTCTCCGGGGTTGACGCCACTGGGCATTAGAAGCCAGTCGCGGCTTCGACGACCATCGCCGACGCTTTGAAGTTCTTGTGCTTGAGTGAGAACTCACCCAGCAGCATGGCCTTCGTGCTGTCGCCGGTCTTCGCGAGGTTCTTGCGCTCCCAAGGACGCAGGGTCACCTTCGTCCACTGATCGGGCTCGAAGATGAACGTGTTGCCGGGACGCATCCAGCGATTGATCTCGACCTTCTGCTCACCGAACGGCGAGACATACAGGTTGACCGTGTTGACGATGGTCTTCGCATCCGAACCAGTGATGGTCCGATAGCGACCAGCCGCCGCAGCGAACGCAGCCACGACAACCGAGTTGCTCGGAGTGACCATGACGCGGCTCGGCTCGGCACCGTTGGTGAACGCGGCCTGGAGCGCCGAGACCAACAGGGCCTCGGTCAGCGGCTTGGTGCCGTCCGACGCGCCAGAGTAGATCACGGACGAGGCGTCGAGCTGCTGCTGGACACCAGCGCAAGTCGAGGCGGTCGTCGAGTTACCAGCCGACTTGGTCTGGTTCAGGTTGACGTACGCGATTTCGAGGTCGCGCTTGATCGCAGCCGAGGACTTGGCCATCTGGTAGGCCATCTCGCGCTTGCGACCGTACGTGGCAACCACGTCGGCGCGATCCGAGACCTGCACGGATTCGGTGAAGATTTGGGTCTGGTTGTTGCGCATCACGGTCGGCACAACGGTGATGAAGGTCGCGTCCGCGCCTTCGACCGCAGCGTTCGCCGCCGGAGCCCGCAGGCTGTCCTCCTGCCACTGGAACAGCGGCTGGGTGACCTTCTCGTTGCCGACACCGTTCTGGAACGGCGTCTTGCGCGGAGAGATGTTGGTGATGACGTCGGAGACCTGCTCCTTGATACCAACTTCCTGGAAAGTCTGATAGGTAGGCATAGTTCAGAAATTTCTTCTCAAAAAAGAGGTTGTGGTTTACTCGCCTTCCATGGCGAGGAATGCGTTGATCGCGTCGTCCATCGAGCCAGACTTGGTGGCCTTCTTCACAGCGCCATTGACCGTCACGGTCTTGGAGCTGGAGCGGACAGCAGGAGCGGACGCAGAGTTCTTCACAATCTTGGTCGGGGTCTTGTTGACTTTCTTGGTCACGACCTTGGTCTTGCCACGCGAGAACTGCATGGCCATGTGAATGATCTTGATTGCACCGGGATCAGTGAGAGCGTTCACGGTCTCAGCGGGGATACCGTTGGTCGTCGCAAACGTGCGGATGTCGTTGTACAGAGCATCCGACCAGCCCTTGATGTGATGGGGGCTCTCTTTGTTGTTGATGGCCTTCAAACACTCAGCGGCCGCCGTCTTGCGGGCTGTGAGCTGATCGTTGGTCACCTTCTGCATGAAGCCGGTGATTTCGTTCTTGAGGAACGTCTCGTCCTCTAGCGCCTTGTTAGCTTCGGCCTGCAGAGCCGCGAGCTGGTCGGCGGGGACGTTCGGGTCCTTCATGAGCTGCGTCCAAGGGAGAGCCCGGTACTCGTTGGCTCGCTCGGTCGCGCGCTTTAGCAGCACGTCGTAGGCAGCGATGTTCTTCGCTTGATCCTGCTCTACGGCAGTACGCGCAGCAGCGACCTCTTGGGACTTGCGGGTAAGAGACGCCTCTTGGCCCCACAGACGCTTCAGGTCCGAGACCTTGACCTCGTGCTCCTTGTCGCCCTCTTTGACTTTGACGTACGTTTCGTCATCGTCCTCAGCGAACTTCTTCTTAGGAGCCTTGTCGTCTTCGTTCTCTTCGTCTTCGTCGTCTTCGGTGCCTTCGCCTTCGTCCTCGTCACCTTCTTCGTCCTCTGGAGTTTCCTCGGAGGCATCATCGTCGGTTTCGGTTTCGTCGTCGTCGGTCTCTTCAGTCTCGCTTTTCGCGACCTTCTTCTTCGATGGCGCTGGGGGCGCGTCGTCACCCTCTTCGGGATCGGTCAGGAAAGCATTGAGGATGTTGTCGTCGCCTTCAATACCCTCGGGGTAGTCGTTCAGGAGAGCAGCGTCCGATTGGATGGCTGGCATGGTCAGTTCTTATAAATCCGAATAGATGTCGTGAACGCTCGGATCGTCAATTTCGTCTGGAGCGGTCTCAACACGTGTTTGTTCAGTGGTGATTTTCTCGTGCGCGCCGGCAAACTGCTTGGCGAGCGAGAGGAAGCCTTCGAAGCCCAAGTACGAAGCGTAGATTTGCTCTCGCTTCTTCAATTCATGGGGCTCAGTCTTCAGGATGTCTGCGGCGCACTGCTGTGAGTACATCGCCACGAGTGCCTGGAAGGCCTCCGAGCTGAGCATCTCCGTACAGAAGATGCCCAGCGCAGAGATAGTTTCGTCGTTCAATCGTCGACCTTCTTGTGGAGGTAGGCCATCATCTTGTTGATGAGGTCCGGACCACGTAGCTGTGCCTGTGCCTGCGCGGCGGCCGTTGGGTCGATGAACTGGCCCGTCATCGGGTCCTGCATCATCGCGGTGTTGCGCGCAAAGAAGCCCATTGGGGCGGCCTGGGGATCAGGCGTGGCCTGGGGCGCAGCGGGGGAAGCCTGAGCCGGCCGAGCTTGTGGCATCGGAGGTGGCGCAGGCATCTGCGGGCTCGGAGGCGCCGCAGGAGGGACTTGGGGTCCGCTCGGGATCGGCATGACACCCATCTGCTGCCACGGAGGCGGCTGAGGTGGTGACATGTTGGTAGGCGAGGTGGGACCTGACATAACCTGCGGAGCCGCAGGCGGTGGAGACGGGGCCGCAGGGGCTGAAGGGGCCGATGTGACCCCAGCAGCATGCGGTGGTTTGTAGTTCGTCAAGATGTCAGGCTGCGTGGAGCCCATCACCGCGCTGAGCAGGCGTCCGCCGCCGTACATCGGGGCGAGGGCCCCGAAGACGTTTTGCGGCGTGGTGACGCCTTGGACAGCCATGCGGGCCCGGTGGATGTAGTCCGCGAGCCTGTTGTAGTCGAGTGAGATAGGGACTGCCACTTATGGCCTCGGGTTGGCTGCAGCTGACACGGCAATCTTGGCCTTGTCGTTCGCTGCGAGTTGCTCTTCGATTTTGAGCTGCTCTTCGGCCGTCTTGATGCGAGCGGTTGTCTCGACGTCCTGACGGTCGTGCGTGCGGTCGTGATCCAGAGCCTTGAGCTTTATCTCGGCGCCCTTCTGCGCGACCTTCGTCTGGTCGAGCGAGTAGAGGCGGTTCGCGTCCTGCTGTTTGACCTGAGCACCCATGACAGCTGCGGTCGCAGTCTTGTCCTTGATGTCCAGCTCGCGCGTCTTGAACGGATCGGGCTGCGGAGGAGGCGCGTTCGGATCGAGGTACGCACTGAACCGGGTGAAGCCTTTGAGCTTCGCGATATCGTGCAACATCTCGTAGCGCTGCTTCGGGCCGAACTGGTTGCCCAGGCCGGGGTCCTTGGCCATCATCTGATAGCCCTGTCCAAGCTCGTTGGCGGCCTTGTCCTTCTCGCCGTAACCCAGGTGCTGGGACACGGTGCAGGTCGTGCGCTCGGTCCACTGCTCTGCATTGATCTGCAGAGGTGCGCCGGCGACTTCGATCACCCGCTTGTCTTTGTAGACGATGCCGAGGCGGACGATTTCGATCATCAGAGGGACGAGGAAGTTGTACGCGAAGTTGCGCGCCATGATCTTCCCACGGCCACCAGAGACCTTCATCATGTTGTCCACCAGACCCTCGGAGTTCTGGGTCGAGATGGCGTCCTTGTTGAGGCCCTGCGAGAGCGCAGAGATACCCGTGGACTTGTCGTTGTTGTCCGTCAGCGTCTGCAGCACGTTCATGATGAACGGGTTGAGAGGCTGCTGCTGCAGAGGCGTCACGCTGTCTGGCCTGCGCACGTTCACGACGCCACCGAGGCGGTTGTCGAGAAGCTCGCGGGGGTTCATGAGGCCACCGTTGACCACCATGTAGCGATGGTTGGTGGTCATGGCCGTGTGGTCGAGCACGCCTCGGAACAGCACAGTGCGTGCGTTCTGCGTGTGGATCACGCGGGCAGCGAAGTTGTACCCGTAGAATACGTGAGGGATCGGCAGCGGGTTGTAGGCGAGGAACGGGGCCTTATCGACTTCCTGCTTGTCGAGGATGGTCTGGCCGGCGTGGCAGATTTTGTAGAGACGGACGCCCTTGCCATCCATCATGTCCATCCGAACGTAGCTCTCGTAATACACGACGTATTCGAGTTCGTTCTGGATAGGCTCGTCGATGGCGTCGTTTGAGTGCGTGGGCTGCGTCCTGGCGAGCACCTCGGGGCTGAACTGCAGCTCCTTGGCGTCGTCGCTCGGGATTTTCATCACGAGCTTCTTCGGATAGCCCATCTCCATCAGCTCAGCCTTGGTCTTAGGCGTGCGATGGCCGACGTATGTTGCCGAGTGGACGTTGGTAGCGAGAGGTTCGATTAGGAACTCCTCGGGAGCCACGATGTCGATGCAGATTTTGCTGACATCTTTCTTACGCGACAGTGTGCCGCTGTAAGACCCGGAGCCTACGTCGTCCTCAGTGGCGTCGAAGCTGTCGACTTCCTCCTGGGAGGCGAGCGCGACGGCGTCCTCGTGGGAGAGGTTCTCGAACGTCTCTTCGGTGTAGGTGTACTTCTCTTCCCAGTAAATCTTGGCGACGCCGGCACGAGCGGTGAGGGCGTCGTAGATCACGTGGCTGAAGACGTTGTAGCCTTCGTTCTGTCGGAAGATGACGTAGGACGCGTATTCGGTCGCGACGCGACACATATCAGCGTTCATATCCTGATCAGGATCGAACTGCGCGATGTGGTCGCCGCCTGCGAACACTTCCAGCAGCTGTGACTGCTGCATCATGACGCTGTCGTAGACGTCGCTGCTCACATACGATGAGCTGCCTTCCGACGAGCGCTTTGGTAGGTCGCCGTTTAGGTAGCGGGTGACGCGTTCACGCTCTCGGGCGAGGCGGCTATCGAACCAGCTGACGCTATTTTGGGACTTCGCGGAAACCTTGGCGAGGATTTCCTCGTCCGTGAGAGTAGCTGGCTTCTTCGCCATGTGTCCTTAAATTGCTTCGTGATAATATTCGTCAGAGACCTCGATGGGCTTCCACTTGCCCTCGTGGGCATACGCGGCGAGCGCCAGGGCCATCACACAGTCGTCGTGTGTGCCTGCCTCAGCCTCCATCTTGCCGTTCTCGGTCACGACGAAGGTGAGCATCTCTTTGATTGTGGTCTCGTCGTTGAGTTCGATGTCGCAATCGCGCTGGAGAGCGCGGAGCTTGTCGACGATCAGCGGCTTGGTCGCTTCGCTTGTGAAGAAGCCCAGCTTGATCGTGTCCTTGTCGGGCTCTAGCGTGCCCTCAATCGTGTCCGTGTAGAGATACGGATAGTTCGCGTTGCGTAGAGCCACGCAGGTCACGAGACCGTGGTTGTTGCGCTCTGGGATCACCAGGGCGCTGTTGTAGTGGTAGCCTAGCGTCTCGAGAATTTTGGCGAACACGTCGGGATGACAAAGTCCTCGCCAAATCGCCACTTGACGCATCTGGCTGTCGAGGATTTGAGCGACACTTGGGTCGCCTTCGCGCTTGCCTTGGATGCCCTGGCGTAGGCCCATGCCTACGTCGGCGCCGATCACGTACGTTTCGGCCGGATCAAGCGCGCGGTAGACCTTGAGTTCACCACGCGAGTGCTCAGTGATCTTGCGTAGCGGGAGCGGCTTGCCTGACTTCTCGTCGTAGGTCTCTTCGACGCACATCAGGGTCAGCGGGGCTTTGCCCTTGATCTCATGAGCGCGCTTGGCTAGGCCCTCGTTGTCGAAGATGGGGCGGCCGGTAGAGAGGAACGCCTCTTCGGGCGTCGCAGGGTACTCTTGCTTGAATAGGTCCAGCCCAACAGCAGCTACCTTCTTTCGACGCCAATAGAGTTGGTCGTTGGAAGTTAGACCCTTGTCGAAGAACTGAGCGACTAGCTCCTCTTCTTCGGGGGTACGCTGGAAATCAGCAGGGGCTGTCTCGCGGTACTCATCGCTCTCGAACCATGCAGAAAAGAACAGCTCGTAGCCGTTCCACAGGATGTCCATAGGGTCTATGCAACCCTGGTACATCTCATAGAACTTCCCGGTCACACCTTGTGCCGTGCTCTCCAGAAAGACGAACGTGTCGTCCTCTTCGGGGACAGCCTGGATCAGGCCGTTGAAGTTCTTGTGCGCGAACGCTGGAGGCCAGAACGCGACCTCTGAGAGGTGTGCGAAGGTCAGCGTCTCACCGCGAGCCACGCCGCGTCCACCAGCGGTGGCCACGCGCATGCGGCTGTCGAGCACATCGAACACCAACTCGGTACGCGGGTTGTACTTGGTGTGAGGTCGGACGATGTCAGGGACGTTGTCGTGGACGCGCTGGTACATGTCGAACAGCGCAGTCGTGCTGTCGCCCTCGTGGGCCATCACGAGACCCTTCTGGGCCTTGCGCTGTGACATCCACCAGTAATGGAAGGCTGAGACGACGGTCGACAGTCCTTGCTGCCGAGCCTTGAGCACGACGAAGCGCACGCGCCCGGTACGCTGCCACTGGTCGAGGATACGACCCAGGAAGCGCTTCTGGACGCGGTTCAGGATCAGAGGGGTAATCTTGCCCTTCTTGGTCCTGATCTTGACGCACTTCGCCGCGTAGAACTCAAAGTCTTCGAACAGCTTCTTCCGAGCCGCCTTTTGGGCGTCCGTCAGCTGCTCAGTCATCGGTCTCTCTGTTGGAGACGCGGTCGTCGTTCAAAATCTCGTCGAGGAAGTCTTCCGCCTTGTTCAGCGTCAGCTTCGACTTGCTCTCAGGCTTCGACTTGGTGAAGTTGAGCACCGTGTTGATGGCCTGAATTTTAATCTGCTGGGTCGACGGGCCAACCGCGAGCACGAAGGCTTCACGCAGGGCGCGCTCGGCTTTGCCGGTGTCGGTGGTCGGGACAGCTACGGAGGTCGTAGTTTCCGCGCCTTCCTCGTCGACCATAGTCACCTCGACGATTTCGTCGGCCGGCAACTCACCTTGGTCTTTCATGATCTGGATAAACCTGTCTGCTAGTGTGTTCGCCTTCGCCCACAGCTTCTCAGCTTTGGAGCGCCGCATCCCATCAGGGACGCCATGGCGAGAGAATTTCACGGGGTCTTGTTTGCGCAGCTCGGCGGTGCGAGCGTTGCGCTGAGCCATCCGCTCGCGAAACTCAGGGGTCTGCCACAGCTCCTTGAGCCGAGCAGACGCCGCTGAGATTATTCGCTTGCCTTTGCTGCGCTTGGACTTCTTTCGAGGTCCACGCGCTTTGCCGGTCATTTCTTCTTCTCTTTAGGAGGCCAGATGGCGTCCTGCACGTCCTTGCGTGCGAAGGTGGCTCGCACGTGATGTCCAGTGTGGCTGTGCATACGTCCAGCGAAGTGCTTGACGATGCGCATGCTGTGAGACATTCGGCTGTTGGCGGGCTCGTGCAGATGATCGAGCATCTCTTGCAGCATCGGAGAATCCTCCGGGTGCTGTTGCGCCAGCTCTGCTACCACGTTGTTACGAGCGGCTCGGGTCTGGACGTTCGCGTTGTAGTAGGCTATGCGCCTGAGTTCAGGCACGACGCCTTTTGGGAGGTTCTCGTCGGTGGACATCTTCGCCATGGTCGCGGCGTCGAGGCCCTTGAACTTGAACTCCTTGAGCGCTGTGGGGTCGTAGGCTCCAACGTTGGCCCACGGGTCAGCCTGGGGAGCAGCTTCGGGAGCCGCAGCAGGGGCAGCGGGTGCAGCGGGTGCTGCGGCCGGCGCGGTGGACTTCACAGTCGAGCTTGCAGTCGCCTTAGTGATCTTCGCAGCGACCTTGGCCTGCTTCGCCTGTTCGGCAGCTTCATCAGCAGCTGCTTGGTCGAGAGCTTTGTTCTCGCTTACGGCTTGCGTCTGATTGGCACCGAAGTCTCTGTTGAGTTGCCTGTTCGCGCTGAAGGCCTGATTGACGTTGGCGCGCCAGTTAGCATCTTGCTGCTTGTTCTCGCTGTCGGCTTGCGAACGCCTGGCCTTCTCGTCAGCAATGCTCTGCTGCGCAATCTCGTTGCGACGTAGCGTAGCCTTGAGCGTGCTAAGCGCGAGCGGATTGATCGCATTGGCCACAGCCTGCTCAGGCGTGACCGCAGGAGCCTCAGGAGACGCTGGAGGAGCTTTCGCTGCATCGTTGGCCTTGAGTGTCTGCTTGAGCGTGCTCAGCGCAATCGGATTGATCGCGGAAGCAACCTGCTGCTCGGGCGTCGGAGCCGGTGGGGCTACGGGCGCGGGGGCGGGAGGCTGTGCAGCCGCATTGGCCTTCAGCGTCTGCTTGAGAGTGCCGAGCGCGAGCGGGTTGAGGCGCGCCGCGATGTCCTGCTCCGGTGTGGGCGCCTGGGGAGGCGCGGGGGGTGGAGCTGGAGGCTGTGCAGCCGCGTTGGTCTTCAGCGTCTGCTTCAGGTTGTTCAGCGCGATAGGGTTGAACTGTGGAGCAGGCGGGGCCGGTGGCGCGGGTGGCGCGACCGGGGGCACCGATGTAGTCGGGGCAGGACGCGGGCCCCACGGAGACGGCGCGGGAGCCTGAGGAGGCGCTGCGGGAGCTTGGGGAGCCGGGGGAGGCGCGAGGCGCGTCGGGACATTGGCGTCGGCGAAGCGCTCGGCA